ATTGAGTATAAACAAATTCAACAGCGAGGGCTATTACGACCCTACCGCCTTTGAAGCTATGACAATGATTGAAAAAGAGGAACGTGCGCTTCGTGCCTTCCGACCTATCGTGTATATCTGTTCGCCGTTTTCGGGTGACGTGGAAGGTAACGTGAAAGCCGCGCAAGGCTACAGCCGTTATGCCGTGGACAAGGGCTATATCCCAATCGCGCCGCATCTGCTCTTTCCGCAGTTCCTGGATGATGTCAACCCGAAGGAGCGTGAGCTTGGGCTGTTCTTCGGTAATGCCCTGATGAGCAAGTGCTCGGAGGTATGGGTGTTCGGCGGTGTCATCTCAGCCGGTATGGAGGCTGAAATCAAACGGGCGAAGTGGAAGAACTACCGCCTGCGATACTTTAACGAAAGCTGCGAGGAGGTGCAGAAATGAACACGATAACAGCGATACCAACAGAATATAAAGGCTACCGCTTCCGCTCTCGGCTGGAGGCACGGTGGGCGGTTTTCTTCGATGCTTGCCGGGTGAGCTGGGAGTATGAGCCAGAGGGCTTTGTGCTTCCCAATGGGCAGTTTTATCTGCCAGATTTTTTGCTTCACGGATGCGATGGGAGGAGCCCGTCTGACCTGTATGTTGAGGTTAAGGGGAAAATGACAGAAACTGATGCCGAAAAGATACGGCAGTTCAGCGGGATCGTCGATATTGGCAATGATGAAATCCTGAATCCCATCCTCGTCGTTGCCGGTATCCCTGATGGCGATGATATCAGGGATATCGAAGATTTCTGCCATGGGCTTGGCTACGACGGTTTTCCCGGCAGTAAAGGTGGACCGTACCCATTTAACTTTGAAACAATAGACGGCGATTACTTCGTTGCCCACCCTGGCATAAACAAAAACGGACGGTTTGAGCTATTCGGAGATGACAGCAACTACACCTACGACAGGGACGATGCAGCAACGCTCCACGCTTTTAAGCTGGCAAGACAAGCTCGATTTGAACACGGCGAGCAGCCGAGAATCAGGAGGAATGGCTACCATGCGTGAACTAAAAATCGCCCTCGGCAATTCCCGTCAGGCAAAGTTCTGGTCGAACAAGACCATGTCCTTTGAGGATATCTGCGACCGGCTAAAAACACCGATACGCACGACGGAAACCGCAGAGGAATATGCCAAACTGCCGAAGCCCAAGCGTGATGAGATCAAGGACAAAGGCGGTTTTGTTGGTGGGCATCTGCGGGACAACCTTCGCAAGGTAGGAAATGTCTCATGCCGTTCGCTGTGGACGCCTGACGTTGATAATGCAACGCCGGAGTTTATATCGGCGTTGGAGAAAAAACTGACCTTCAAGTGCGCGGTGTACTCCACGCACAGCCATACGTCGGAAGCGCCTCGGTTGCGTATTGTCGCACCCTTTACAAGAGATATATCGGCAGATGAATTCGTGGCGATATCGCGTTACATGGCTGCAGAGCTCGGTATCGATATGTTCGACGAGTGTTCCTTTATTCCAAACCAACTCATGTATTGGCCCACCTGCCCATCAAACGGCGAATACCTCTGCGAGTTCTTTGACGGTGAGCTTCTCGACCCTGACGCAATCCTAGCAGCGCATCCGAATTGGCAGGATTGTTCGTTGCTGCCTACTACCTCGCGGGAAAGCAAGGTCAGCAAGCCGAGCCAAAAGCTGCAGGAGGACCCGCTCTCGAAATCCGGCATAGTCGGAGTCTTTTGCCGTACCTACTCTATCACGGCAGCAATCGACAAGTTTCTATCAGATGTATATGCTCCGTCCGTTGCGGAAGGCCGATATGATTACCTCCCCGGTGAGAGCACCGCCGGTGTCGTGATCTACGACGACAAGTTTGCCTACAGCCATCATGCCACCGATCCCGCCTGCGGCAAGCTGCTCAACGCTTTTGACCTTGTCCGCATACACAAGTTCGGTAGTGATGATGAGAAGGCATCCTTTGCCGAAATGAAGGACTTTGCCGTTCGTGATGAACATGTCAGCGCGTTGCTACTTCGTGAAAAGCAGGCCTCCGCCGCAGAGGAGTTCGATGATTGGACGAAAGGCCTACAGCGCGACCGTGGAGGACTGTTGCAAAACAGCTTACACAACATAACGCTGATACTCGAAAATGATGAAAGTCTAAAAAACATTTGCTTCAACCAGCTTGCCGACGGCATGGAGATAAAGGGTGATGTTCCGTGGCAGCACCCGGCGCGGTTCTGGCGTGACGCTGACGACGCGCAACTCATTTGCTATGTCGACGCCCAATATGGCAGCTTTTCTCAGCGAAATTATCAGATTGGTGTCGCCAAAGTTGTGGATGACCGCTCCTACCACCCCATCATGGAGTATCTTGCACAGTTGCCACCGTGGGACAACACGACACGCGCTGAAACCATTCTCATCGATTACCTCGGCGCGGAAGACAACGCTTATACCCGCGCGGTAACTCGCAAGACGCTCTGTGGTGCAGTTTCCCGTGTGCAGCATCCGGGCGTAAAGTTCGACTATATTCCCGTACTCAATGGGCCGCAGGGTATTGGAAAATCCACACTGATCGCCAAGCTGGGCGGCGACTGGTACTCAGACAGCGTCTCGCTTACCGACATGAACGATAAGACCGCTGCTGAGAAGCTGCAGGGTTACTGGATTCTTGAAATCGGCGAGTTGGCTGGCATGAAGAAAGCGGACATAGATAAGGTGAAAGCGTTTATCTCCCGTCAGGACGATAAGTATCGTGCTTCCTTCGGTCGCCGGGTGACGCCCCATCCGAGGCAGTGTATCTTCTTCGGCACTACCAATTCCCAGAATGGTTATCTGCGAGACATCACAGGCAACCGCCGTTTCTGGACGGTTACGACTCCCGGCACTGGCAAATGGAAACCGTGGGAGCTTACTTCGGAGATAGTTCAGCAGATATGGGCAGAGGTGCTGGTACTGGTCGAGCGTGGTGAAAAGCTGTATCTCGACGCAAACCTTGAAGCCTATTCTCAGATAGAGCAGTCCGCTGCTATGGAGCAGGATGACCGGGAAGGTCTGGTCAGCGCGTACCTTAACCTGCAGTTACCGGAGAACTGGGCTGACATGGACGTGTATGCACGGCAGGAGTATATCCGTGACCCGGATGGTTCTACTCAGCCGAAAGGCACCGTGCAGCGTGACAGCGTCAGTAATCTGGAAATCTGGTGCGAATGCTTCGGCAAGCGCAAAGAGGACATCAAGCCCTCCGACTCCTATGCGATAGCAGCCATTATGCTTCGCATCGCAAGCTGGCGGAAAACCGACGAGCGGGAAACACAACCCATCTATGGAAGGCAGCGTTTGTACCGGCGCATTTAAGCGGACAACCTCATGGGACAACCTTTGCACCTTGTCCCCGTCCCATGAGTTGTCCTGACGAAAAGCCTTATATAGCAAGGCAAAAAGGAGCAATTTCGGACAGGTGGACAGCTATTTCTATATAGTACAAAAATAGATGAAATTAAATAGAAATAGGTGTCCTGTCCGTATGCATTTGCGCGCGTATAGGAAAACCTGACCACCTGTCCAATGGAGGAAAGAATGAGAGAAAAAATAACAGAGCAAAAACTCACAAAAGCAGTGAAAAACATGGGCGGCATCGCACCGAAGTTCGTAAGTCCGGGTTTTGACGGGATGCCTGACCGCATCGTGCTTTTACCGGGCGGTCACATCGGCTTTGTAGAGGTCAAGGCTCCCGGAGAAAAGCCACGGCCATTGCAGCTTGCGAGACATGGACTGCTTCGGCGGCTCGGCTTTAAGGTGTACCTACAAGGAAGTCCAGAACATCGCGGTCGGCGCTTCCTCCTTCACCGTGACCTATTCAGACGGCTCGATGGCGACCTTCAACTACTCCGTGGACAGGAGCGGTCGCATGACGGGCATAACGAGGGTGGTGTGAGCATGGCCTACAGTCAATCCTTCAACACACCGCTCGTCGTGTTCACGTCTTATAACGGCGACATGGTTTCTGACATCCCACTTCTCACGTGGACAAGGAAACCCGCCACGGCGCTGGGGCTACCCTCCGGCACGAGCAATGCGTATTAACCGCATGGTGAAAACCGCC